TCGTGCGAACGAACTCACAGAGTCCAAACCAAGCCATCAAGCCCAAGCCGATGAATGATGCGAGTGCGCAGAATACTGCAAAATCTACCAAAAAGTCACCTACAGTTGTCATATTTTTATTTTTTTTTAAGTTATTACGAGCAATATTGCCCTGAACCTTGTTCGAAGATATATTGAGCAGAGCTCAACTAGATTCGAGTGTGCTCGAAGATATATAACAAAGAACTCACAAATATTTAGTAAATCCCACAGAAATATGCCCCGAAATTGATCGAGATTTTTCAATAATTTCTGTTGCCAGGCACCACCCACTTAGTGCCAATGATATCCTTACCCAACTGAGGTACCCACCAGCGTGCGGTGTACTTAAACATCAGTCCAAAGTAATTATCACTGACATCATCCACAGCCCAGTCAAGGTCTGAATCTTCTATAGTGATGCGATCAAGTTCCGGACGATTGCGAAAGCGGATTTTGTATGTGATCTTCTTATACATAAAATACTAGTTGATAAATGATGTGCGCGGAATACTCCTCGTCTATGATTAGTTGCACCCAATGCTGGTCGTGGGAATAGCGCACGTTGCAAGCCACACGCCCCGGTTCTGTCAACACATTTCTGAACGCGCCATAGAACATATCACTAAATAAGTTGATGTAGTCCCAGTCGTTGCGAGCTGTTTCCAAATGACGTTTCAGTTCATAATAAAACGCTGGTGTGATTACATCCAGGCACTTACGCCTGTATTGTTCAGCGGTTATGTCATCTCTGAAGTATTCTTCGTCCCACTCACACGTGCGAAGGTCCACTAGGTCTTCAAAGTTGACCGACACATCTAGGTTTTCAGATAGCAAACTCACGAATCATTCCTCCAAATCCAAGTTCATAAATAATTACCCCAGCATCGTTTGCATATATATAAAATTGTATATCACCCCAAAGCCCAGATTTATAACAGGTCACATCCACAATAGCTTCTTGTGGTCGCTTGAGATATGGCGATAACTGCTTGAATAACAACTTGCGAATCTTATCCTCAACCTTAACATCATGGTTGATTATTTCACGTATCTGTGGAGCGATGGGTGTGAGGAGGCTTGTGCATTTGGATGTTATAGCCTCATCGGTCATCTCTTCAAGTTTGAATTGTCCAGGATCCCACAACACAACTCGCACATCAAACAGATTATCAAAAGCAACTTCAAGATCATAATTTGGTGATAATAGTCCCATATAAATGTTATAGTAAAAAGGCCTAACCGAAGCTAGGCCTGAGTTTGAGATAGTTTATGTATGCTTTTAGAATGGAAGATCCCCAACTGCCTCGGGTTGGTTTGCCTGGGGCGGAGCTGCTGCAGCCTCTGCTGTAGGTGCAGCTGCTGAAGTGGCCTCAGCTGCCGGTGCAACACCGTTCTGTGCTGCTGCCTGAGCTGCCTTGAACTGCTCATACGTCATAGTTGCAGGATCAACCATTGCGTCGGTCATCTCAGTGAACTCGTTGACGATTCGGCGAGTCTCTTCATCCCAGGGAGTGAATCCACAGTACTTCTGCAAGTCAATAGGCTCACCAGTAACCGCATCATTCATGTTCTCCTTCACATAAGTGATAACCTTCTCATAGATGGGGCGGATCTGAGGCTTAACCTCTGCGAGCTTAGCAAGACCCTCCTTGCGCTTCTTGTCAGTCTTACCGTTCTGACTGTCATTGATGGCAGTTACATAGGTATCAACCAACTCAACCTCGTCCTCAGATAACAACGGAGCGCCGTCTGTCTTGATGACAGTTGCATAGTCCCCAAAGTTAGAGAGAGAATAAGAGATTTCGCGCTGCTTACGCTCAGGGTGCGCGGGATCATCAGGACCCGGCTGAACCTCCAAATCAAGTGCGAGACCGATCACATAGTCCATTACTGGGTAAGATGACTTGCCGGATGCGGAAGGATTCATGCGTGAGTTGAGCTTGTCGTAGATGTCCTTTGCAAGCTTCATAACGCGGAACTGACCAACCAGTTCGGGCTTGTTCTCATCCTCAAGGATCTGCACGAGAACCCAGTTAGACTCATTCTTTTCGTAGATCTTCTTTGAGAACTCCTTCTTGTTCTCATCACCTGAGAACCAAAGACGCTTCCAAGCTTTGAACAAGCTGCATGAGCGATCTCCTTCGGAGAGGCTTGAGCGCACAAGGCGGGAACCATCCATGCGGTTCAACCAATAAGTTGCCTGTGATACGATGGAGTTGCGAGGATCGATGGGGTTAAGGAGAATCTTGATGCGTGAACGATAGATACCATCTTCAGACTTCGCATCTTTCGGGTTGGTTTTGTAAATGTTCGGGTCTGACTTAGGACCTTTTTCCTGGAATGCATTGAGATTCTGTGCGTCGAATCCCATGATGTCATCAATTGTTGCTGTTGAATTAGCCATGATGTAAAAATTGTTTAATTTATTAGTTTATTTTATTGCGCAATGAGCCTTTCTGCTTTATGAGCTTTCTGTGCTCTTACATATATAATATATCAAAAATCAATCCCTGTTTAGCTGATGTCCATAAAAATCATCAACAAATTTCAGTGTGAATCCATCACACTTTATGCAGAACAATTCAGTGCCATCTGACATAAACTCACGGCAAAAATTGCCATAATAAGCGCGACATCTGAAGTCCATGCCACCCAGATAGTCCACTGTAAACTTATCAGGTGCGAAATATACCAGCTTATATATGAGCTCAATCACGACTGCAACGCCGCGCGGAGTAAACAACCAGGTACTGGCGTCCTTGTCATAGTGCACATCAGACACCCCTGCCTTATAGTTGTTACATGAGAGAGCATCCAGCACATCATCTATGGTTATCTGAGGGCGCTTTGAGAGTTTTGGTATGTATGACTTCATATGGCGTCAAATATGTTTGCAACATCATCATTAGAACCAGCCAACATGCGCGAGTTGCGCTTTAGTTCGTTGACATCGAATATATAGTAATCAAACTGCACCATAGATGAGGTAACAGTGTCGGGTAGGACTGCTTCGTTCAACCAAACTAGCTTGAGATTGTAATCAAGCATCTCATGCACATCCTCACTACTGATGCTATAGGGACGATACTTAGGAGTGTTCGCCAAACACTCGGCCCATACATCAAAGTTGTTTCTAAAGTCCTCAAGATTGTCAATACCATTCGCCTCGATGAACTTCTTATAGTCAGATTCGGCGAATCTGTAAGTGCGAGTGCCCTTCTTGTAACGGATGACTGATTTAATGTTATCACCAGCATCTCCGCATAGCACCTTGTTGATTACGATCATGTCGGGGTTGATGTATGAACACTTTTTGAACCTGCGGGTCAACATCTCAAGTGCCGGAGACTGGAACGGTGGGTTCATCATGGCCTCCATCGGATCGTCTGGCCATGCACAAGAATTGGGCAACACCAGACCCGCCTTATCATTGTACCAGGCGGTAAAGGCACAGCCGCTAGTCTGCACCAACTGCTTGAGGTCGCAGTCTGAGGTCCATATGACACAGTTGATACCTTCGGCGTTGAGGCGGCGCGACCAATACCAGGCCCAGTCATCACCTTCGATAGCGGAGTGCTGAGAACAGGTAATACCAGCACTTTCACAGTTATGTACAAATTCATTATAGGCTTTGTAAATAGCCTTCCAGTCCAGCTCAACCTTCTTTTCACGATGTCCCTTGTAGGTAACATCTTCAAGCTGTTTGGGGACTGGCAAATTCTTTCTCCAGGAACCACCCTCAGACATCAGCACCATATTGTCGGCACCGGGGAACAAGTTGGCTAGTTTAGCCAGAGTTTGCGACAGGGTTTCTTTGAACTGCTCTGCAGCCATGGACTTTTGAAAGTTGGAGTTCTCCGCTGCAAAACCTTTTTCAAAGGCGAAGATTCTACTCATCAAAAGAAAACCACCGTCGATTAAAATTGTTAAGTTATTCTTCATATGCTATGTATGATTTATTCATTCATAATATAGAAGCACCTCAACACTTGTTTAGCAAAAATAACCCCCAGACTCACATCCAGGGGCTTACACCAATCTTTTGTATATAAGAAACTTATGCCCAAACCTTCTTGTTAACAACTTTGTTGAGCTCATTAAAATGCGCGCAAACATCCTTTACAGCGTCTACCACATCTTCTTCATCTTCAATGTTCTTGAGCTCACCATCACTGAGGAGATTATCCACAGTATTGTCAAATCCCATCCAGTCCTCACCATCAGGGATACTCAACATGTAGCTGCTGAATGTGCTAGCTTCGTCTGCGTCATCATCTGCAAGAGACTGCACTCCCCAGCACCAACCAGCGATGACAGCACAAATAGTTACGTAATCTGCCAAGGTTGCATCGTCAAACTTCGACCAATCTTTTACTTTCTTGAGCTGCGCAGGCTTTATGTTCTCAATAGCCTCAATGTATGCATCAAGTGCATGAGCTACATCTTCACGATTATCTGCATCCTCGTCATAGTCTGGGATGAGGTCACAAAGCGCTTTTTCATTGACCTGCATCATAGACTCATTGACCTGTTCTACTAATGATTTCATATATATCGATATATTTGTATTTAATATATAATACTCGAGTGTGTTTAATAGCATTTTAATGCGCTCTACTGCGCGATCTCCACTGTTCCTATAGAATTACATTACTTTGAATTTTGGTGCGAATATATTGTGTTTAACAAACGCAATTGCATAGCCTCGATCCCTGGGCTTACGAATAGAGCATACTTGTGCGAAGTATCGCGCTTGCCCCAGGCTATCAAAATCCACCGGATCCATCCAACCATCGTAGCAGCGATAGACGGGCCAAATACTACCTGAATCTACATACTCCAGCTCAAATGTGCCGCTATCGCGCTTGAATACGAAGACGTGGGGCTTGTCTGTCTTGAACAGACGCCCCTTGTAGAAAGGAATATTTACTGATGCCATATTATCTCGGTTATTAGTTAATCAACTGCTGCTACTGCATACTGATCGCTGGGGTCCTGCCAAACTATATTCAGCGTACTAACCCAGGCTTCTGCGGGTTCGAGTTCATCAAACTCCATATCATAATCAGTCACTGTTCCATCCTCCATCATGAAACGAATAGGAAGTTTCTCACCACTGACCGGATTTGTATAAATCGGTTTGAATGAAGTTTCATCGATCTTCTCAACTGAGATAACACTTTCGAGATTGTGAGATTTGTTGCTCATAATTAGTTTAATTTTAATGATTCATGTTCTTTGAAGATATATTGAGCTTGCTCAACTGAATTCGAGTGTGCTCGAAGATATATCCAAAACTTTACCCAAAAATTTAGTGTTCCGAGAAAAAAAATAGGCACGACTCTCCGAGCAGTGCCTATATAGTTCATCGCAAATTATCTTTAACGATTAAATATCGCATATAGTTGCGTGTTGTTTAGAGGGAGGGTGCAAAATTATGGCTTAAATTGCTTCCAATAATTCATGATCATCTCACGAGTGCGTTTCTTGAATCGTCCTTCGGTATAGACTGCGATGTGCCATAAGGATGGTGGAACCAGGATACAATCTCCGATGAGTTTTGGGACGTACTCGTGAACCGCGAACTGTAGTTTGGACTTCTGAAGCAGATACAACAGCTGCTGGTATTGCAAGAACGATAAGTCTTTGTCCAAACCATCCTTCCAGTTGCCTTTATATATATTCTGATATATTTCCATCACCTTGTTCATCACTTGAAATCGTACGCGCGGTGGGAAATAATGTATAGAGAATGCCAGGATGCGTGGTTCGCCTTTTTTGGTCTTGAACTTACCAAAGATGATAGAACAAGGCATGGCGTCATAGTACTCAAGTTGTTCCTCGGTCTTCGGATAGAAGTACTCCATGAGATAGAGATTACCGGCGATCAGCTTTGTACCATGCACTGGGGTGCCGTGCTCATTGATAATCTTGCGTGCCTTAGCATCGCGGCGACCTAGATTTGACTTATATAGCGCATCATCACGAATCTCTTTTAACAGACTATAAGTCTTCGGCATGGAGGGATATTGATAATCCTTCTGATTGCGCGGAGTTTGTATGATTGTCTTTGCCATATACTCTACATGCCCTGGAGGCGTCTATAATTGTCATTTATATCATAAAACTGACCCATCATTGGAACCCCAGTTGGTTGAGAGAAATCATAAGGGTTCCATATAGTATCCTCCTGAACAGCATGACCCGACTCAAAATCATCACGCAGCATTCTGTACTGAAGCTCCTTACGTGCGTACTCCAATTGTATGGCGGTCATCACCATATCGTCATGACCAAAGGATGCTTTATAATGCCCTGTACCATCGTCACAGAAGTTCTGAAGCTCATATATAAATTGTTCTGCTTCGTTAATGGTCTTACCGCGTTCAAATGACTCTTTGAACACCACGCAATGTGTTGACTTGTTACCGGGTGTCACCTTGATACCATAGTGGAACTTCGTGCCAGACTCTGTGTAGTATTTCATCATGAGTGAGGGGTCCCAACCCGGGTACTTCTTTTCAGCTAACTCATTGATATCCTTGAGGAATATCTCACCATAAGTGTTACGTTCGAACGAGATGAGTGCGTGGTTGGGGTCACAATATTTCATATATAAGAGCATGAGTGACTCAGCACACAGTTCACGGTGAAGGTTATTAGCACGAAAATAGCCTATACACTCCAGGTCATCAGTGCCGCGGTGCACCATACGATATACAGAAAACACGGTATAGTCCTGGTTGAGTCCTTCAGCAAGGTCGCAGGTGGCGAGCAAGAAGGACTGACGCAGTTCCTCCATAGGCTCAAAATCGGGATGCCAAAACCAGTAATCACTGTGCGACACACCCCAGAGTTCTTTGTTAACAAATTTGACAGCATTATATTCTCGCAGCTTCTTTTGAGAAACCAAGGTGTTGGCCCCGATGTCAAAACTCGTACCAAACTGTAGGTTAAACGCTTCCTCAGAGCCATAGTTAGCCACCTGCTTTTGATGCCAGGCTTCGTCACGCTTCTCCCAGCTGTGAGTATCTGGGTTCCACTCAGGTATTCTCCACCAACCAATGGTAAACGGGCCGTATTCATTTAAGCCTTGCTCGGCACCTGAATATATTCTATAAAAGAGTTCGCGACCGTTCTGGGTAGAGGTTATCATAAAACGCGCTTTAGACGCGGTGACAGTTGGAAACAGGTGACTGTAGAACTTTTCTTTAATACCCTCATCAATTTTTGCAAACTCATCAGCCAGGATACAGTGATATGTAAAACCAATACCAGTTTTCGCGGTCGTAGTTTCGCAGACTATACGACATCCATTGTCGAGCACCACCTCAGATTCATTCCATTTACAGATACCAGGCTTCAAAAAGTATGGGAGCTCATAATAAATCTCCTTTACTTTATTCAGGATTTCCTTTGCGGTTTTGTATTTGTCACCTGTCACCAATGCTGACTTGTCAACATTAAAACATATATAATGAAGCATAAATAGACCCGAGGTGACCGTATTATGCGATGAAATGTCATTTGTGTAATATGAATGATCATAACTGGATACTGATAAATCCGTCATACACACACGGTTGTAATCGACATCAATGTTTGTAACCTTTTCAGGACCTAACTTTGTATCTATAATTGTTCCCACACGAACCTCCTGTGCAAATATAGGGTCACCATTGGAATATAGGATGTGAGCATCTGCACATGAAAGACTGTGGTTTTCAGTTTTGATGATATAACGTTCCATAGGTCTGGTCTCGTGTATCTCAGTGACGTGATTCCAACCGTAATGGGTTCGTACTTTCAGACCTTCAGTGTGAAATGTGTTGATAAGTTTAGTGCTGGATCGATTTTCTGAATCTATTAGTGAAATTAGCTTATAACCCAAAGACTCAGGAATCTGCCCCTTCCACATGGATTTATATATCCTGTAACGAACTTTCCAATTACGTGATTTGTCAAAAAGATTATATAACTCAAAAAATGGCAAGCGATAATAGTCAAATTTGCGATACCATGGGAGAATATCTTCTAATTTATCATATTTCACATCTATAGTTGTCATGAAATCAACACACTTTCCACATTGGCGTGGGGCCAGAAAAATACTTAGGCGATGTTTTTGAAGGTGCTCAAGGTATTCGTTTTGATAGTCACGGAGTTTTACTTTTCGTACACCCTCAGGGGTCATGATCTGACAATATGTTTCTATGAAGTAAAATATATTATCGCGACACTTCTTCCATTCTTTTACTTCTTCTTCTGTGCGCTGAAAGTTCAGATCCGCTTTCAAAAGCTTTACCTCATTGTTATAAAACGGGTTAGCTATAAGGCGCTTGCCTTCAATTAGACCTTGTATAGCTAAGTCTAATGAGCGAGTAGTCCATATTACGCGTCGTGCTTTAACACCATCTTTATCCTCTTTGACAGGGTTAAATACATTATTTGATGTTGCCATTTATATAGTCTTTGCATTTTTGTATAGTTGCGATGGGGTCACTCTTGTATTCAGATTCCCACACTACTAATATATTGTAACCTGCGGTGGTTGCAGTTGTGATTTTTTGAGCATCTCTTTCCCATATATCTTTTGCAGATTTTTTACTAGTCTTATTTATAGCAGATGATTTATACTTTGCGGGGTTCATATGCCAATAGTCGCCGTTGAATTCTATCAGCACATTTTTATATCTGAGATCAAAAGAATACTTATCAATATTGAACTCCTTTTCAATATCGGGCCAATAGCACATGAGTGAGTTAATAATGACATTTGCAAACCGACTCTGATGTATTCCATTGCAACTCTCCTTTATAAATCGATTCCTGAGGGATTGCTGCCATCTTTTTTGCCTGTCTTCATAAAATTTGCGACCCTCTTCTTCGCCATATTTTGTTACACATTTTTCAAGTGAAAAGGCAAAACGTCCATCATGTATCATTGCGATGGCTTCTTCATGCGTATATCCGCGTGCCTCCCAGTACTCTGGCTGAGTGCAACAAGTGTCAGGAGTGATTTTTGATTTGCTATATGCCATATGTTTTGCAAGGAGCTCCTCATGTTCAACATCAGACAGCTCAGGGTAATGTTTTTGATAGAACTCAATGCATTTTGGGGAGCGTTGTCTGCGTTCTATTGCAGAGGTTTTAGACTTACTGCCTGGGTTTTTATCGCCTCTGAGGTCAGGTCTATGTGTATTTATAAGGGATAATTTTTCAGATAGAGCATGCTGTGCTTGCTCTTCAGTCCAGTCAGGATGTCTATCCCTCCAATACTCTATACAAGAGCTGCAATTGCGTCGTGCATAGGATTTTGCAGCCGCAATTGCATCGGACTCATTATATCCCAGTGCTATATAATATTCTTTGCAATTTTTTCGTTTGATTTTTTGCGCCATGATTACCTGATTATTTATTATATAATAAATTACACCCCGACAGGCCAGTTGACTGGGCGTAAACAAATCGATTTGAATGGTTAACATTTCAATACAACTGATTATATTAACAAATGAAATATATAGAATATTCTAAGTATGTCACAAGATTACAGCAAATTAGATGAACAGATTGGGGATGCTGGTGGAACCGCTCCGAAGAAGAGTCTGGGTAAGATTCAGCACCAAGAAATAATCACTGGCAAAGCGGCACTTTCAGAGGAAGAGGAAGAGTCGCGTAGGGCCTTTAACGAACGCAAGAACGCGGAGCGCGCTCAGCGCCGCGTAGAGTCGGGCTTTGAGTCTGAGTCAGGAGTTCGCCTCTCCGATGGTTGGGTCCCGGTGGATCGCTCTGAGATGGGCGCCCGCTCATCATTTTATCCCGCTGAGTGGGAGTTTTATGTAAAACCTGCTCAGGTGATGGCCATCAAGAACTGGACAGCTGTGGATGAAAGCAATGCTGCACAGGTTAACAACGTCCTCAACGAGATCATTCGCACTTCTGTGAAAATTGTTACCAACGGCGTTGGTCGTGGTGGTTGGCAGTCTATCAATTCGTGGGATCGCTTTTGGTTTATCCTCAAGGTGCGTGAAGCAACATTCACCAAGGGCGAGGCAAAGATTGAGTTTGCTGATGCATGCTCGGAGTGTGATCATGATATCACCTATACACTGACTTCAGAAGCTCTGTTCTATGAGTTCCCTGATGATGAGCTTATTGAGAAATACTGGCAGGGTCGCTCCTGGGAGATTGATCCCGAAGAGTATGACGTAGACCACGCACCCATCACTTTGTATACTCCTACACTGGGTAAGGATCAGGCTCTTATCGATTGGGCAACAGCTCGAGCACGTCAGAATCAGAAGCTTGATGAGAACTTTATCCGCTTCTTGAGTTGGATGTTAGATAAACCTGCACGTGACGCATCGGTGCTGGATCGTCAGATTGAATCTCTTTATAAAGAGTACAAGAGCTGGGACATTGCTATGTTTGAGTTCATGGAGGATGTTATTCGCAACATTACTATCAACCCATCGGAGCAGCTTCGTGTAACTTGTCCTAACTGCGGTCAGGAGGCCACTTCAACGGTTCGATTTCCGAGCGGTATTCGAGCTTTGTTCAAAGTTGAGACTAAGGCTAAAAAGTTTGGATCTAGATAAACAGCTCGTACCATCCAGTCAGGAGGAGGTCCACATGGAACTGGGCCCCTCCGATATGGAGTATGCCATTATCAAGCTGTTCATGATTGACTTATACCATCTCGCTGATCTCAAAGCAGCATTTGCCAAAAACTTTCACATTCAGCCATCCGAGGTAGATCGCATGGTGTTTTGGGAGTATGAGATGTTCGTTGAGTCGCTCAATGCACTTGTCAAAGAGGATAATGAGCGACAGGAAGATGAGATGAAGAAATATAATGTCAATGGTACCATGAAGTCCATCAAGAATGGATCGTTCACTAAAGGCATGAACACGAGCAAGTTTACACCGCGGATGCCTGACTTTGGATCTGTGAAAGCGCCATCATTCAAGTATTAACAAGGATTGCCTGTGGGCAATCCTTTTTTGTTGCGCTATTATAAAGATATATACAATATAACAATGAAAAATTTCACTGAACTCATAACAGAAGCTGCATTGGAACTGCCTCAGTTTTCACATCCTGACCTTAATAGTCCACGCGACCCCGAGGGGAAGTTTTGGAAAGCTGTAGCAGCTGCTAACGAAGGGGGCATACCCAAGTCAGCTTATGATAAGGCGCTCCGTGCAGCCAAAGACTTATATACATATCTGACCGGACTGGAAGGTGACGAAGTAGTTCAGGCTCGCAAGAGTGTTAGCGATGCTGTGGGTCTCCTGACCAAAGTTGCAGATACAGCCACTGAAGGTATGTCTGCTTCTGATATGCGAACCATGCGCAACTATATATTCATGATCCAGGGTATTGACAGTGCACTGAAAACCAAACCGTGGTACAAGCAGGCACATGTAGACATCAAGGCGGGTTATGTACCATTTAGGGGCTCTTCTAAAGACCTCAAAATCAAGTATCGCATGTTACTAACCTGTGCGTCACCATTGTCACCAGGACAGATAAAAGATATATATAAAGCAATTCCAGCGCTGTCACCACTACACAGTGACTATATCGCAGGTATTGAGGTTAACAAAGATCTCTCTGCAATTGCTATACTCTTCTCAAATTCACAGGGTTATAAAAGATGAATGAAACTATATTTCTCAGAATAACTCCGCCACTCAACGAGTCTGACTCTCGTAACACAAACCGCTCAAGCGCCACTGCGTCACGAGACGTTGGTCCGTTCTATGTTAACCAATGGGACTGGAGAGTGTGGTCAGGTTCTGGGTTTGGCAAGCGTCTCCAAAGTGCACTGCCTGCGGGTCGTGGTTATTCGTTTGAGGTAACAGACATGGGTCGTTATGTGAGTGCTCGTGCCTCTTATCACAGCTCCAGTACTGGTAAGTCAGTGGCGAAGACCTTTATCATTTCTTTTGATGATCCGAAGCTCGGTGATGGTGTTATATTTGCTACGTCAACAAAATGGCGTACTTTCTCCAACGTGGACCAAGCCGCATCCTATATAAATCAAACAATACGCAGCCTTGCAGGCTCAACAGAATCATGAAATCAATAACAGCATACATCAATGAGGGGCTGCTTGACACCGATTTTGAAGACAAGTTTGACCTCACTCTCCACTCCTATGATGACTGGAAGGGTAATATAGACCACCTCTATGACGAAGTTCGCGAAGGGGCGATGGGTATTTATGCCGAGGCGCTGGTGGGGCGGCGTTTGTCAGCTACTCGCGATCAGTTAGATAAGGAGCTCTCAGCAACAGTGAATGATAAAGTCCACAACTACACCATGCGTCAGATCGATGCCACGTTTAAGTTGCTTATCAAGAATAACGGCAAGGATATTGGTGCACTGGTCGATATCATTTCATCACACAATAAGGTGTTGGACTTGATACAGACTATTGACCAGGTGGGTTATAAAACGTTCAAACAATGGACTTATCCGGGTTGGGACAATTTCAAGCATTTCACTAATGCCAAGGCTTCAGTTAATGCAGCATATAACAACTACATCAAGATCTCCAACGTAGAAGACTGGATGATGGAAGGTGAAGCGCAGAAGTTTGCCAAAGAGCTTACCAAAGCGACTAAGAAACTGAAGATTAACACACGCATATACTCTCAGTCCAATGAGGATCTTGAGGAATGGGTGATCATAGAGTACAGCGTATGAAAAGTCTTGTAGAATCCCTACTCAGCAGTGATTTTGATGTGAACCTGGATCCGATTGAGTTATGTCCAATAAAAAATCGCAACCTCGACCGAGTGATCAACTCCGAGGTTAAATGGTATAACTTACTATATAAATGTCGTCTCATTGGACAGCTTATGGAAGGCCCCACACAGCGAATCCGCGCTTATCTCAAAGAATATGAACACGAGGCTTATGCATCAGATATTCTTACAGGTGTAAGCAAGATTGAAGATTCTGTTGCAGCTGCTGGTAAAAAGGCGGACCCTAAATATGTATCTAAATACATTGATGATGCACGTGTGCATTATTCTATCATCATTGAAATGGATAAAATTGGCTCCACTATCTTCAAGAACTGGGATGATGTAGCCGTTCAATGTGATTCCCGTGCAATAGATGATATTACATTCTATTCAAGACGTTTTGGTAAGGACAACAGTACTCAGGAGATGTATGATGAATTTGCCGATAAACTTAATAAAAAATACAATAAGCTTCTTACAGCCGAAGTCGGCCAGATGGAAGTTACTATCAATTGGAAATGAAATCAATAGCAGCATATATTAACGAAAGCATTCTTGACAGCGACATGGATCTCATCGCTGAGCCTATTGGCACCCGTGACTTCAAGGCAGATGGTCTGAATGAGATGCTTAACACAAGATATGAGGGTCACAATGAAATACTCGCTGCGTTTGCGGTGCTTGCATCTATACGACCTGGACTTGAAAAGGCTCGCACATTTTATCAGGATAGCCACACACGAATTGGCGCATCGATAACCAACATACTTAAATGGGCAGAAAGTTCAGAATCTGAACTGAAGCGCTATAAGTTTGATGAGGTTAATGAATGGTGCTCTACAAACAACCCACACTACGAAGAGTTTCATGAAATAGATGATCTGGGTGACAAGTTTGTGAGCTGCTGGAACAAGCTATATATAAAAGTTCTTGCTGTTTCGCGTAAGCCACTGGGTCTTGCTATCTCAAAAGGCTCTATTCAGTCCATCATGTTGGATAACCGTGAGCGTGGTGAGGAGCTTATGGCTGAACTGAACAAGTTTGAAGATGCTGTGCGCAAGAAGGTCAAGATAGCTAATATAGAATCTGACGACAACCAAATTACAATCACCTGGAAGAAATGAGTTGCACTATCACAAGGATACTCACGCTAAAGGAAGCCATACACTTTTACCCTCTTTCTATAAAGGATTTACAGGGTAACGATATGACATCTACCTACACATACTCCTGGTCTACTGATGGGGTTTGCTGGACGAACTGGGTGACATATGCGGACTATCTCAAGCTGGCCAAAAATGTTGAGTCTGATTTCTACTTACGCATCCTGGTAACTGGTAGCGTAGGTGAGCTCGCTATCAACGGAGTAGTGACCACGTGCTATAACATCTGCATGCAATCACAATCATTCTGTGAGAGTCCTTGTGATAACCCTAACCTATTTCAGCCCTATGCAGGGCTAGATTGCGCTCTGCAGCTCCAGCAACAGATGGCTGACATGGTGGTATGCATGTTTGGTATTCCTATATACTATTTCCGCTGTGACCCTGACCAGTCCAGCGCAGACTTCACGTTCAAGGAGTTTGTGATGCACAATGTTGTTGCTTGTAAGCAACTCAAGCTTATGGTACAGGACGGCCAGATGCCATCCTCCAACCCCAAGCTCACCGAAATGGACTTTGAGTGGGAGGTAGACTGGGAGACTGAGCTCAGCAAGACACAGTTCGCCAGTGCTTTTGGCGACACCGCTATCCCCAAGGCTCGTGATTTCCTCTATATACCGCTCATGAAGCGTATGTGGGAGGTCAACGCAGCCTATGATGAAAAGAATGAGGGTCTGATGTGGCGCTCCACTACCTGGAAACTGGCGCTTGTAAAGTACCAGGATTCAACAAATGTGATCACCGAGGGGTTTGATTCGGTCATTGATGATTTTATCAACAAGACCTATCAGAACACCTTTGGTGAAGTTGAGAAGAATGAACAAGAACGCGAATCAGGATTTGATCAGATAGAAGCCCCCAAGTTCGCGGCAACAAACTTATATAATGTATTTATGGAAGACGCAATCCGAAAACAATTTACCAAGGATGATGCGTCTGTACTTGACAAGCTGTACTGCCACAACAATTCCATTGTGGCACGTAACATATATAAATTCAAGAATGAGAACGGATGTATCACATATCAGCGTGGTATTTGTGGAGACTGTGGAACCATTTCGATGATAATTGAAACCGGCGGCACTCTGGAGGGTTCAATCAGTAAGAACATTGCTGAGTTTGGTCCCATTAACTTTATGGTTGGATATAGTGATAATCTCTTCACTCTGAGCGTGGAAGATCTATCAACAGAACTGCTTCCATTCTCGACATATCTTGTCATCTACAGATGGAATCATTCCACCTACACCAAAGAACTATCAGTATTCAAACACATGCATCGCGCAGACATGCCGGTATATATTCTCAAACCCGAACATTACTGGTTTGACCTAGAACGCCCTGTGGCTGAGCTGACTGGCTCTTACAATAATGACTATATTATTGAATCAGAACAGGAGGTTGTGCTGCATCCATGGCCTCTGGCTGTGACTAACATCAAGCTGTACAACCGTACCCTGGATCATGATGAAGCTATTAAAGAATCATTAAAATATACAACCACAGATGAGCGATGTGTCTTTGCTGACCTGGCGCGGCCACTCAACTCAGGACGTGGATTTGCTGTACGATGAAAAGTTTATACGAATCAATACTTGACAATCCCAGCGCAGAGCTGGATAAGGATATCAACCTCAAGCTGGTGCTCAAAAAGTATCACTGGTACTATAAGAAAGCGTCCTGGAAAGGTGATACTTTGTACGTAGTGTTCGATGGTCGAGGCTACATGGATGATTTTGTGGCTGTTATGAACGAACTCAACTGCAAGAAGGTTGAGGTCTATCCATGGGCTATAATTGATAATGCACAAGAGCTAAAGGATTTCACTATCAAAGCCGCCACGCGAGTGGATGTGTATGCGGACACGCTACAAAACTGTACGTTCATTGCAGGCTCGCGCGTGACTATTGATCCGCGCGGCAAACGTCTTACCATGACCAAATGCGACATTGAGTCAGCAGGTTTGCGCTTTAATGGTGTAGATGATGCAGTTCTGCGTAACAATAACTTTGACAAAGTAGACAGCCTTACTCTGAGCAATGTAGGCCCCCACATTGAGTCTTGTGTACTGGACTGGGGTATTGTGAAACTGAGGGGTAATGAATGGACTACCTACGGAGCAACTGGGGTAGAGCCTACATTTAATCCAGTAGAATGTATTGAAAAGCAGCTTGGTGCTAAATTTAAGAGACTTCGGGCGCTCACAATCGCTAAACAGACGGGTGGGGATAATATATTCGTCAGAACATATAGTGTCAAAACCCACAAACGCTTTGACTGGGGTATTTCAAACCTAACAGACTTAACAAATGGATGGCAGATTTGGGCCGAAAGTGATGCACGTAGTATATGAGACAGTTAACACAAGTACTTGAGTCCCTGCTGGACACTGATTTTGATATTAAAGATTCTGATGTAATCGCTGATAAGATCATCAAGAAACTCTTTGACAACCCCGATAAGATAACAGGCACTATAGAAGACGGTGTGCTGACAGTGAGTGCTGCGCAGCTTCATGGTGAGCTTGTTCTTAATCACCTACCCCCAGCCAAGGGTGGGCAGCGCCTGGTACACACTATACGTGCAGTCGATTGTGGTAGGTTTATGATGTATGTAAATACTCCTATCAAGGATATTAACTTTGATGTGCCCAACAATCTTATATTTATAGGCAACACCATGCGCTTTGACAAAGTCAACATCAAGTGCAAACACCTGTTGTTCAATCCGTCAGAGAACGTAAAACTATACCTGGACCACACCAAAGTGAGCGCTGATATGATTCGTTTAGACTACTGTGGTTTCTTACAAATAAAGGATACCTGTAAGTTTGATGATGTGAACCTGTTGTATTTTGCTAATGTGGATCAGAAAATGGCAGGTAAGCTGGATGCACTGAAGATCGTTGATATGTATGACTTCAAAGATGCTAAACGTGCGTGGTATGATAATAGAGAGGCAACAGAACAGGAGCTCATGGATCACTGGGACATTGATGTGTGGAAGACACTGGGGTTGCAGGCTAACAAATGGCCAGACCTGGGGCGTATCACAGCTTCTGCGGGTAGTGCTTATGGATTCACCTTGTTCAGACGGGGTAAGTGCGCGTTGCCTCTGGGCTCTACTAATAAGTTCTTACTTGATTTCAAGGATGGGTGGTCAAGCAGCATTGTATCAGACGTCACACGAGAACTTCCTATTGACTTTAGATAAACAAAGCTCGGCGCAAGCCGAGCTTTTTCTTTTTTAGAACCCCCTCCGAACCATCGGATCCTGATGCGGCCATCCCAATTTAAGGAGTAGATCATGAATCTCGATCGGTGTGTAGTCATTATTGTCACAACCCACATCATACTGATAAGAATACAGTGGAAGGTCGCAATCAAACTTACAAGTGCTGCGCGGCCCCGAATGAATGTGCCCGAAGAACTGCAGAGCCTTGCGATCGCGGTGTGACCAAGTCATTAGCGGATAATGGTTGAGCACAATCTCAAGCGTTTGAGGATATCCTTCTACACCTCTCAAGAACAGTACAGCTGTGTCACCAAGCACTGTGAAGTTGGGCATCCTTTGCTCACACAACTCAAATTGGTCCTCAGTGTCATGGTTGCCTAGTACTATATAAATACGACCATTCAGCTGTTTCAGCAACTTGTAGGTATCATGTCGTGAGTTGAACCAACAAACATCACCCATATGAAATACTATATCATCGGGACCCACCACCGAGTTCCAGAGCTCAATAATGCCTACATTGTGCGCCCTGATATCAGTCCAGGGGCGCTGACAAAATTTCAAGATGTTGTTGTGTCCGAAGTGGGTGTCAGATGTGAAGAACACTTTCTGACCGGGTCGAACATCGATATTGATTTTCTTCATGACTTATTTATTTGCGCTATATTGCGCGATCTCCGCCGCGCCTATAGAATTACATTGTTTAGTTATTTGAAGCGCATAGAGCGCAGAAAAATGGGCTCTATGTGCATTTATCGGGTTTGGGTTGCTCTTATCAGAACAAGTCTGGTCCAATCCAATCCAAAATCTGACAGAATCGCTCTTGCGGAGTACCGGTCACAGTGAGGTAATCAATACCCAGTTCGTCCAGGTGCTTCTTGATGAGCTGATCGATCTGCGAACGGTAGTTCTCATCAACTGAGCGAACGCCATCTGCGACCACTGGGAACTCAATCGGGAAGTATACGTACAAGATGTCCGGGTGTGCCAGCACGAAGTTCTTCGTTGCCTCGAACTGCTCTTTATATACCTCTTCAGAAATCTTGCCGTCCTGCACTCCAGCCAGTGTGTATGAAATCACGTCAGTGAGCCCGCGGTCTGAGATATACTTTTCAGTATCACCAAGCGCTCGTACATATTCATTGAAAACTGCTCGCTGGGTATCTGCTGTGCCATCCTGGTTGATAGCAATGCCTTTGGACTTGACCAAATTGCGCACCACTTCAGTAATGACTGGATACTGTGCTTCCTTAAACATGTTGAGTACTGTAGTTTTCCCAGTTCCTTGTGCTCCTGAGGTTACGATCTTGATATTCTTCATATGTTATAACTGTTTGATATTCTGATATCAATATAATAAATGCGACTTGTGTGTTTAGAACTGCGGTGCGCTATTAACAGGTAAATGATTATTATAAATTAAAAATCACAGATGGACATGAAGGATAAAACTTATTGCATATATATGCATATATCACCAGATAATCATATTTATATAGGGCAAACATGTACAGATGTTAAACTTCGCTGGGGGAAGAATGGTAGCGGATATAAGGCAAACCCATATTTTACAAATGTTATACAAAAATACGGTTGGGATAATTTTGAACATAAAGTCGTTGCTCATGGGCTAAACGGCGATGATGCTAATGTGATGGAGATGGCTCTTATCAAAAAATATAAAAATGATAAACGGTATAAAGTTCTCAATTTAACCGATGGTGGACAGGGCCACACAGGGTATATTTTTCCAACATCATCAAAGATTATGATGTCAAAAAATATGAAAGGTCGAGTCAAAATAAACAATGGAAAGTCTGATAAAATGATCCCAAGGTCCGAGGTTGATAGGTATTTACAAAATGGGTGGAGACTTGGAACTTATTTAACATGGACTGAGGAGCAACGCAAACAAATATCCATCAGATTGATAGGCATTCCTCACAGTGAATCCAGGAAAATTCACAATTCTGAATCACAAAGGCGATTCATATGGGTTAATGATGGTGTCAAAAATTATAGAATTTTATCAGAAGATATTGACAAATACCCACATTGCATGCGTGGTGCTATCCACCGATCAACCTCGAAAAATTGCAAATGGGTCCATAATGATAGTACACAATTGTTGATACCAAAAAATCAAATGTGTGAATATCTAAATCAAGGATGGTTAATTGGGATGTTAAACGGTGGGAATAATGGGGCTAATAGAGACAAAGTTCGCGTAAATAAATGCGGAGTTCGTAAATACATTCACAAATCATTATTAACAGATTTTGAAAAAGATGGATGGTCTGTTGGATGGTAACTAAAATAAGCTCTTAATCTTGTCAATAGTTAGCTTCACGATCTTGATAGACCAATAAACCACTGTGCAGAGCACTGAGATTCCCACCAAGAATATAACTGGCCAAATGCAGACGCACCCCAGGTAGAACATTACCTCCAACAGAGCGCAGAACGCTCCTATACCTATACAAAACAGCACCACCAGCGCCATTGTGAATAAACAACCTCTCATATCATTATAACAGTTTATATAGTTCGTCCTCCCAATTCTTGTCCGCATCGGAGTCATTGAGAAATAAGTTAATGCCAGGACATTTTGCCAGGCGGATTGTATACTGCCTGTTCATGTGATCATCACTACATGCGAGATAAATAGCAGGGACATGGATGTTATATAGTCCAGGCGCTCCGAAATCAAGATCTGGCCGACCTTCTTCTTTTGTATGGAAGTGTTTGGGTAGCCCTGCACCATACTTCAGATTAAACATCCAAGGAATCAATGTAGCCTGAGCGCTAGCCATAATCTCATGCAACTGTGACTGTTCGTCATCACTGTGCAGTACTAAATTATATATATAAGCATTTGCCACATGTTGCAGTGATGCAGTGGTGATGTTCTTGCAGGATTTGTTCAACTGATCTTTCAGGATCAGCACATCCACTGCATATACATCCTTGACTTGAAGGATACACTCAGACCCTTCATTGATCCCTAGTATGCTCATGATTCCGCCTTTTTGAGTAAAACTATATTGTTGGATGTATCAGCAATGATTGTTGGTCTTGCCATTGGCTCCAACTTTTTAGTAACAGTGCGACCTTCATACAACAAGTCAAGATCGCCATTTAATTTAGCCGCAATTCTAATCTTATCAACAATGAATGCCTGACATAGACCACCAGTTCGCTTGACGATATCGCCTCGGTTGAACTGGGCATTGGATTTGGCCCATGCGAGTCTCAATTGACCCATGCGCTCATTGTATTCGCGAGTCAGAGCATTTGCTTCTTTTTCGAATTCTTCTTGTGTCATAATATATTGTTCTTTTGTTCTTTGAAGATATATAACAAACCACATCCAAAAATTTAGTGATCTGTGGCATTTTTCCACATAGTTTTTAGCTTTGGTGTAAGTCCCGGATGATCAATCAGCTGCAGCACCCACTGCTTCGGTGAGTTGGATGGCTCTTTACCAAACTCAGTGCTGTCTACTTTGATGAAGACCTCATGCCACCTCCCTGAAGCACCTCCCTCAACAAGTGTGCCAATATCCTCACCATGCACTCGGCAGCCTGTTGACTCTATATAAGGATGATATGTAACACCCCAGTGTGACTCCCAATACGCAACTAGTTCATTTTCAACACGATCCACAATGTCATCAAAGTCAGTGTTTGGAATCTCCATATTATATAAGTGCTCAATGAACTGTTCCGCACTGTCCCAGTCGCCACTGTTCCATCTGATAGAGACTGCATCACGCATGCGGGGAAGTTGTGGTAATGTATCGTTTAAGACTGACATATTTGTATGTTTTAGAAGTTGTTTGAATGTATAAATATATAACAAACCCCACCCAAAAATTTAGTGTGCGGGTGGGGTTAAATGTGGACATTGAGTGTCGTGATTATCCACTCATTATCTTGTGATTGGGGTTGGGAGATGGTGATGTCGCATCGGTGTGGACCTATATATTTTGTCTGGTATACTACCTGGTCACATTCGTAGAATGCTTTATATAACTTCATTAAGTGATTGGTGACGACCTTGATAGCATCTTCATAGTCCCCATATGGCACCGACCACCAGTGTAAAGTAAGAATATCACTTACAAGAACTGGCTTTATATCTATGTCACTTTCAAGAATACTCATGAGATTTCATATAAATTGTTGCATATAATTTATGAGGTCTAATTGCATCGCATAAGTACATTTCCCATGTGGGAGCATTCGGGTCCAATGGTGGGCTATCCTGCGTTTTAACAAGAAATGACGCCCCATGTGCTGATCTATGGTTTGAGAGATGAGCTCAAAAATAGTCCGTACATCATTCGTGTTAAGTTCAATTTGCTGTATCTTATGAACCAGGTCGTGTAGCGTATAATCTTCCCGACCCCACATCTCATGAGGGAGTCATATGTTATATAGGTCCTCCAGGCGAAGTGTTGCATCTAAGTCACTGTTCAGCACTCCCATTGTTGTCTACTTTTGCTTTAATATACTCAAAACGCTCACGTAAGTCATCAGGGATAGCATTTTCGATGATGCTTGCCATGTCACAACTGATGTCAACACCCTCAGATTCATTCAGTTCATCCGGAAGTGGAATGATCCAACAGTTCTTAAAGTCCTTGCGAAGGTTCTTACAGAGTTCCTGATACTCATCGTCCTGCAGGAGTGAATACTTTATATACACCTCAACGTAGTCATAAGTACCAACCTTTGACCAGTCCTTCTCAAGCAGTTCCTCATTCCGAACACGCCAAAACTTAATAGACTTCTT